TTTGTTAAGAACAGAAAGACAGGCAGAGTAGTCAAAGTTAATTTTGGCGATAAGAAGCTATCTATCAAAAAGAATATTCCAGCTAGAAAAAGATCATTTATGGCAAGATTTAGACCAATACTTGCTAAAGCTAAAAGGTCAGGCAAACAATTAAATACAACTCCTGTATATTGGGCAGTTAAATCATGGCAAAAAGGGTTTAAGGCATGATTGATAAATTTCTATATAGATTCTTTGAGATGCTAGATAATTTCTTTGATAAGTTTATTTCAGATGTACAACCACCTAAAAAAAGAAAAAAGAAATGAGAGATAACAAAGTAATAGAATCGTTTAAAAAACATACTGAAAAGAAACTAAAAGAAATGAAACTATTTCAATTTCTTAAAAAAGAAGTAGAATCAGGTGCTAATGGTACTCAACAGTATGTTATTAAAAAAGGTATTAACAAAGGTAAAGTTGCTAAATGAGGATAAACAATATGAACTATTATTTTACAGGAGTTTTAATTATTCTTATGTTTCTTTTAACTTTGTTAGAACCAGCATATCCTGATGAAACCCAAAATAATACATCAGGCTCAAATACTATGATTGATGGTGGTTATACATCAAATGCAACAACGACTTATCAATCAGGGTCATCATCAAATACTACATCAAACTCTACTAATCATTCTAATATTAAATCAGCACCACCAACAGCTTCTGAACCATCATTCTCTGCTCAATCGCAAGATGTCTGTGCAACTGGAGTATCAGTAGGTATTCAAACATTTGGTACAGGCTTTTCAGGTGGTAAGACTAATAGAGATATGAACTGTGAAAGAATTAAATTAGCTAAAGTATTATATGACTTTGGAATGAAAGTAGGAAGTGTGGCTTTATTGTGTCAAGATGAACGAGTCTTTGAAGCTATGATTAATGCTGGAACACCTTGTCCGATAGATGGCAAGATTGGAAAAGATGCCTTAGCCTTATGGAATAAGTATGACCATGAAAGACCAGATTATGAAACTTATGTAAAACGAATTAAGAAAAGAGAAAAGATAGACGCAAAATTAGAAAAAGAACAAATAATTTTACCAAAGAAAAAACCAGTTAATTGGAATAATCCAAAATGATTTGGTTAGTAATTTTTATAGGAGTTATGGCATATGCAGTATATCGTATCAATCGTTTTGTTGATGATATTAACCCTTACAACTTTAAAAGCAGAAACAACAAGTAATTTAGTTTCACAAGATTTTACAAGTGGTTGGTCAGGAACAAACATAGATACTACACATGGTAGCGGAGTTATCGCTGGAGTTGATAATGAATATATAGAATCAGATAGTGTTTCTTTGAATGATTCTAATGTAAATAAAAACTCATTAAACAATGGCTTTGAAATAACAGGCTCATCTAAAATATGGTTTTGGAATAGCAATTCACAATCTGTTACACAATCTATCAAAGTAACAGATGACAATGGAAATCTTACAACACAGAATAGAACTATCTCAGGAACTTGTGCTACATTTAATGGTTGTGCCTATGAAGATATGACCGATACAATGATATTTGGAAAGAACACAGTACAAGATTATGATGTTGTTTTAAGATATGATTTTTCTGTGCCTAATACGACAGGACATTATGGTGCTGATCTTAAAGAGCCTAGTCTAATTGTTAATTATACTTATGTTCCTGATATTAATGAAACTGTAGAACAAGAATTAATAAATTTATTTACTGATTTTGAACCAGAAGAAAATATTAAAATTGAAGAAGAATTTACATTTGAAATTAAAGAAGAACCTAAACTAGAAGAAGTATTTGAAGTAGAAGAATCTATTCAGATTGTATCTATGCCAGAAAAAGAACCAGAAATCATAGAGGAGAAACCAGAGGTTATGGAAGAAACTATGATTGAGGAAAAGCCAGAAGAAGAAATAATTACTGAAGAAATTATGGAAGAAGCTGTTGAGGAAAAAGAGGAAGAAATACAAGAGGAAGAAATGGTTGAAGAATCTACTGAAGAAGCACCTGAAAAAGAAATTAAAACAAAGGTAGCAAAGAAGAAAACAAAGAAACCTAAAATAGACAAGATTATGGCAAAAGTAGATGAACAGATAAAAGATAATGCCAAGAATTTACAGATTAAAAATATCATAAAATTAGATGCTATGCAGAATGACCAAGCATCATTATCTGTTTATAATAATAACGAATTTTACAAGCCTAAAGATATTTATTTGAATCAGATCGAGATATTTGATAATAGGTCTATATATACTAATGTTGATTTGGTAGAATATACTGCTAATGATATAATGGAGATTAAGATTAAAAAATTAAACGAAATAAAGTATAACAAAAGAATATTACTTTTAGAATTACAGGAGTTAAAAAATGATTAAAAAAATACAAGATAATCTTACAAACATAGTAGTCATCTTAGGACTTATAGCTTCTATTGGTGCTGGATTTACAAAGTTTGCTAAGATGGAATCTACAATAGAACAATTATCAAATGCAACTGCACCTGATTTATCAGGAATAGAAACAAATGGATTTGCAATAATAGATCAAGATAAAGAGATTGCTATAATGCAAAAAGAAATTGAAGTATTAAAACTAGAAATATTAGAGATTAAAGAAAACAATAAAAACCCACTTCAATAATGCACTATGTATTAGCCTTTAGTATCTGCTCTGCAATTACAGGCTTTTGTAATACTACTATGACCATAGATCATCAATTTAATAAATGGTCTGAATGTGTTATAGCTGGAAGTCAATTAACTATTGAATATGCACAAAAACAGGAAGAAAAAATAAATAAGGATAAACTCTATATTACTTATTTCTGTAATGAAAATATCTCTGACAAAACCCCAACTTAAAGTATCATCTAGTCAAGCAAGGTTTAGAGTTCTTATTAGTGGTCGTAGATTTGGTAAAACTTATTTATGTATTACCGAGATGATGAAGTATGCAACAAAGCCTAAACAAAAGATATGGTATGTTGCACCTACGTTTAAAATGGCTAAAGAGATCGTATGGGCTAATCTAAAAGAAATGCTTAATCAGTTTAATTGGATAGAGGATATAAACGAAACAAGCATGACTATTACAATAAGACAATCCAATAGTACAATCTCATTAAAGGGTGCTGATAATTATGATTCATTAAGAGGAAGTGGATTAGATTTTTTAATATTAGATGAGTTTGCAGATATAGATAAACGAGCATGGTTTGAAGTATTAAGGGCTTCTGTATCTGATACTTTAGGTAAAGTTCTTATGTGTGGTACACCAAAAGGTTATGGTAACTGGTCTTATGAAATGTATTTAAAAGGTAAGCAAGATAACGAATGGGATAGCTACCAATATACTACTATTGAGGGTGGCATGGTTACAAAGGAAGAAATAGAACAGGCCAAACAAGATATTGATATTAGAACTTTTAGACAAGAGTTTGAGGGTACATTTGAAAACTATGCTGGAAGTGTTTATTATAATTTCCACCCTGTTGAGAGTGTAGTTAAACGACAGATAGATTGGGAGAAACCATTACATATTGGCATGGACTTTAACGTTGATCCAATGTCAGCTTGTGTAGGTCAAATAGACAAAGAAAAGATATATTTTGTTGATGAAGTAATCATTTATGGAAGTAATACAGATGAAATGGTGCAAGAATTAAGAGATCGTTATGGAACAAAGATTCCAATATTCATATATCCTGACCCAGCTTCTAAACAAAGAAAAACTTCTGCTGGTGGTAGAACTGATTTAAGCATATTACAGAATGCTGGTTTTAAAGTTAAAGTTAAACATAAGCACCCAGCTATTAGGGATAGGGTCAATGCAGTTAATAGTAGATTAAAAGATTCTAATGGAGAAAGACACATTTTTGTTTCACATTCTTGCAAAACATTGATAAAAGGTTTACAAAGACAAATATACAAGGAGAATACAAATATTCCTGATAAGGAAGATGGATTCGATCATATGA